AAATGCTTCAGGATTTAGTATAACAGTTATAGATACAAATAGTTATAGTTTTGATTGCGGAAGTAATGCAACATTAACAGGAAAATCAGGAGGAATGACTGTGACCGCAGGTCCAGTTACGTTAACACCATGAATTACAGCGAACTTACAACAAACATTAGAGACTACACAGAAGTTGATAGTAATGTATTAACACAAAGTATTATAGATACATTTATTGAAAATGCTGAGTTTAGAATCATGAGAGATATTGATTCAGACCAAAACAAAAGATATGCTACCGCTCCTTTAATCAGTGGTCAAAGATTTATTAATGTTCCTGATAATACTTTAATTGTTAGATCAGCTCAAATAGTAGATTCTGATGGTGTAGGTCAAGCAAATAATAGAGATTTTTTAGAATATAGAGATACTAGTTTTATGTCTGAATATAATTCTAGTGAATCTAGTGGAGTACCAAAATATTATGGTATGTGGGACGATAATACATTAGTTTTTGCTCCAACACCTAATGCTGGATATACAATTCAACTAAACTATATCTTGAAAAATCCAGGTTTATCTAGTACTAATACTACTACATACATAAGTACAAATTTTCCCAATGGGCTTTTGTATGCATGCTTAGTTGAAGCATATGGTTTTCTAAAAGGACCAAATGATTTATTGCAATTATATGAGGGAAGATATAAACAAGTAGTTGAAGGCTTCTCTATAGAACAAATGGGAAGAAGAAGACGAGATGAATATCAATCAGGTGTTCCTCGAGTCGGAGGAAAATAAGGAGATTAAATATGGCTATAACACAAGCGATTGCAAATGCGTTTAAACAACAATTGTTAGAAGGTGACCATAACTTTAAATCAAGTGGTGGTGATGTTTTTAAATTAGCTCTATATACTTCTTCAGCTACTCTAAACTCAACTACAACTGCTTACGCTGCTACAAATGAAGTTTCAAACTCAGGGCAGTATACAGCGGGCGGTGGAGCATTAGTTAATAATGGAACTTCAATCGGAAGTGGTACAGGTCAAGGTGTTGCATTCGTTGATTTTGCAGATAGATCTTTTACAGGTGTAACATTAACTGCTAGAGGGGCTTTAATCTATAACACTTCGTCTGCCACTACAAATGCAGCTGTTGCGGTTTTAGATTTTGGAGGAGATAAAACAGCTACATCAGGAACTTTCACAATTCAGTTTCCAGCAGCTACAACTTCAGCAGCCATCTTAAGAATCTCTGGATAGGAGGATAAAGTGGCTCTGGTTATAAATGATAGAGTTAAAGAAACAAGTACAACTACCGGAACAGGTACTTTAGATCTTGGAGGAGCGGTTCAAGATTTTGAAACATTTGTTGCAGGGGTTGGTACAACTAATACGACTTATTATTGTATAATAAATTCTGGAACAGGTGAATTTGAAGTTGGTATTGGAACAGTAACGGACGCAACTCCAGATACTTTATCTAGAGATACGGTTATTTCTTCTTCTAACTCGGATGCTTTAGTAAATTTTACTTCAGGAATAAAAGATGTTTTTTGTACTCTTCCTGCTAAAAAAACAATGTCACCGGTTATGGATGCAACAAGTTATGTTGTTACACATAGCTCAACAATATCAGAAGATCAAACAATAGATTCAGGTGTTCTAGCAGGCCCCGTAACAATCACAGGAACACAAACCGTAACAGGAACCTTGGTAATTATATAATGAGTCAATTAGAAGTAGATAAAATAATACCTCAGTCAGGTACTACTCTTACCTTAGGAGATACCGGAGATACAATTAATTTTGGTAGTGGTGTATTACCAAACTTTGAAAACCTAACGGTTACTGGAGATTTAACTGTTGATACTAATTCTTTAAAAGTTGATAGCACAAATAACAGAGTTGGTATTGGTACAAGTTCTCCAACACAAGCATTAGATGTCGTAGGAAACCTAACAGCAAGTGGTACTGGAACATTTGTAAATGAATCTAGAGTACAACAGTTTGCTTCACAGAGTGATTTAATTATACAAAGAGCGCAAGGTTCTTCAGGTTCACCTACAGCAGTTGCTAATGGTCAAACGTTAGGAGTTTTAAGTTTTAAAGGATATACTTCTGCAGGTGTTTATAGAACTGGTTCTTCTTTAACAGCTAGAGTAACACAAGGAGTTAGTGGAGATGAATTGCCAACATCTTTATATTTTTCTACAACTGCAAATGGAGCAAATTCACCTACAGAACGTATGCGTATAACAGATGCAGGTAACGTAGGTATTGGTACAAGTTCTCCAGGTAGAAAAGTTACAATATATGATAGTTCGTCTCCTTATTTAGCTTTACAAAATTCTACTTCTGGAACTACAAATTCTGATGGTATGATAATTGGTATTGGTGGTTCAAATGCTTTTATTATAAATTATGAAAATCAACCTTTAACATTTTCTACCAATGGTTCAGAACGTATGCGTATAGACAGTTCTGGTAACGTAGGTATTGGTACAAGTTCTCCAGAAGGTGCTTTAAATATATCAAGAGATAATTTTAATAGTTCAATTCAAACTGTACCAACAAATTATTCTTTAACATTTGATAGTTTTGGTGCAACAGGAGAATATGGAAATCAAATTGGTTTAAGTAATGGAACAAATATACTTTCATCATTTGGTTTTGTTGATGAAGGTTCTGCTGGAGCTACAGGAATATATTTTACTACAGGAAATTCAAGTTCACAAACAGAGAGATTAAGAATTTCTAATAATGGTAACGTAGGTATTGGTACAAGTAGTCCAGGTAGTAATAGATTATTAGTTGAAGGTGGAAATGTTTATATCAAAGACCATTTAATTATTGGAACTGGAGATAGTTCAACAATTAGTTCTGATTCTTCAGGCAATCCACTTTTATTTGGAATTAACCTAGTTGAAAAAATGCGTATCAACAGTTCTGGTAATGTAGGGATTGGTACAACTTCTCCAACACAAAAACTAGATGTTAGTGGAACAGTAAAAGCTACAGCATTTCAAGGAGATGGTTCTGCATTAACTAATCTTCCTGGTGGTGGAAAAGTTTTACAAGTTGTTAATGTTACAAAAACAGACAAATTTACAACAACAACAGCATTACCCTCATTTACTGATATTACTGGAATGTCAGTATCAATCACACCATCTGCTATTAGCTCAAAAATTTTAGTTTTAGTAAATGGTGTTTTTAGTCAGGGTAATGGTAGTTATGGAACTGGTATGAGGATGGTAAGGAATGGTTCAGCAATTTATATAGGAGATAGTTCTGGTAGTTCTACAAGGATGTTAGCTGGACAAGGACTTGGTACTGGCGAATCATATCAAGTTGGAGCTCAAATTTTAGATTCTCCATCATCAACTTCATCAGTTACATATAAATTACAACTGGGTACAGAAAGTGGTGGTACTGCACAAATTGGAGGTTCATATCAAACAAGTGGTGCTTATCATTCAGCAACTGCAAGTTCAATAACTCTAATGGAAATAGGAGCATAATGGCAGATTTACACAAAGCAATCAGAGCAATTCATAATTCAGTTGTATCTATAAATGGAGATACACAAGAAAATATTATTGCAACCGATAATGATGGAAATGAAGTAAGTATTAATTGGTCATCAGTCAATGCTTGGATTGACCCAAACACATACAAATATAATAGAGAAAAAGAATATCCATCAATTCAAGAACAGTTAGATATGCAATACTGGGATAAAGTTAATGGCACTACTAACTGGGAAGATGCAATAGCAAAAGTTAAATTAGACAACCCCAAACCATAATAAGGAGAAACAACATGGCAATAACATACGAATGGTCTTTTCCAAACTTTGAGACAGACTCAGAGAATGTAGTTAAGACAATACACTGGAGATATACAGCTACAGAAACAGTAGGAGAAGATACTCATACTGCATCTATGTATGGCTCTTGTGCAGGTTCAGAAGGTATGAACTTTGATGCTATGACTAAGGAGCATTGCGAAAATTGTGTTCTTGAAAATCAAGATACTACAATTGAAGATATGCAAAGCAACTTGTCTGCACAAATCGAAGAACAGAAAGCACCTGCATTGACATCAAAAACAAAAGAGTGGTAGGAATTAAATAGAGTACTATGGCTTTCGGTTTAACAGCATTTGCAGAAGCACCCTTTGCAGCATTAGGTGGAGATGTAGTAGCTGTAGTAACCGGTCAAGCCTTATCTTCTAATTTAGGAAATACCACTCAGACAGGCACAGCCACTCTTTCTGTAACAGGTCAGTTAGTATCATCTAATCTTGGCACTGTTACAGCTAGAGCAAACGCTGATGTTGCTGTAACTGGAGATCTATTAGATTCTAATCTAGGTACAGTTGATCCTTCTCCAGACGCTTCCGTTGTTGGTATTGGAATGTCTGCTTCTTTAGCAGTTGGAACAGTTGTTGTTGGAACTGCAAATATACCTGTAACCGGTCAACTAGCAACTGTAACATTAGATTCTGTTACAACTAGAGCAAACGCTAATGTTGCTGTAACTGGACAAACATTAACAAGTACATTAGGAATCGCTGGAATTAGATGGGCGATTGTTCCACAAGGAAATGATACAACTTGGACAGAAGTTTCAGAAGGATCAAACAGCACGTGGACTGAAGTAAATCAAGGGTCCTCAAACACTTGGACAGAAGTTGACACCGCAGCATAAATCTAATAAAAGTATATAATTGGAGAAATAAAACATGGCAAATACCACATCAGCGAATTTAAAATTAACTGTCCAACAAACTGGAGAAAATTCAGGAACTTGGGGTCAGATTACTAATACTAATTTACTTATATTAGAACAAGCTATATCTGGTTATGACTCATATAATATAACCACTACTTCAGCTGCTTTGTCTGTTTCTAATGGAGCTGTTTCTAATGGTAAGAATATGGTCCTTAAATTTACTGGGTCTTTAACTGCTAATACTACAGTTACTATTCCAGATAATATAGAAAAAGTTTATATTTTACATGATACAACAAGTCGTGGAGGTTATAGTTTAACTTTTAAAACTGTTTCTGGAACAGGTGTTACTCTAATTAATAATAAAATTCATATAGTATATTCTGACGGAACTAATGTAACAGATATTAGTGGATCTAGTTTAGCAAATACAACTTTACAACAAGTCGTATCAAATGGCAGTACTTCTGATGGAACAATTAGTGTCAGTAATGTAACTGTTACAAATACTACTAATGTTAGTGGTATTACTGTTAGTGACAATGTTACAGCAGCAAATAATATTACAACAACTGCTGGAGACATGGTTGATCAAAAAGGAGAAATACGATTAGTTCCAACTAATACTCAAGCATCTACTTATACTTTTGTTGCAAGTGACCATGGTAAAGTGGTTTTGGCATCAGGAAATATTACTGTTCCTCCTTCAATTTTTTCTGCAGGGCAAACTGTAACAGTTTATAATAATACAGTTAGTGATTTAACTATTTCAAAAGGAACTGGAGTTACTATGTATTGGGTAACCGATGGAACAGATGCAAATAGAACTCTAGCAACTAGAGGAGTTGCAACAGTTCTTTGTGTAGGAACTAATACATTTGTAATTACTGGCGGACTTTTATCATAGGAAAAAACTATGACCCATTATAGTTTATTAATAGGTTCCAGTGGAGGCGGTCTTCCAGCAACATCGTTTGTTGAACTAACTTCTGGATCTTCTACATTCAGTGTTCCAACTGGATATAATGCAATTCATATTCAATATGCTGTAGGTGCCGGTGGAGGTGCAATGCGAGGTGCTGACTATGATAAAGCAGGAGGAGAATCTGCCGGAGCGGGTGGAGGATCGGGTGCGTTTATATCTGATAAAATATTTTCTGTTACAGCGGGAGAAACAATAACTTACGCAGTTGGCGAAGGAGGTGCAAGAGGCACAGGTGTTTATAGTGGAAGTGCAGGTGATGGAACGGATACGACTTTATCTGGATCAACAACAGGAGCAATATTTACATTAAGTGGTGGTGGAGGATCTTCATGTGCAAATGGTGGAGTACAAGGCCCTGTAAGAGATAATACAGCAGGAACAGCAGGATCAGCTACTATTAACGGCACTGCAATTACTTCAGGAATTTTTTCAGATTCAGACAACAGTGTTAAAAATGTAACCAGTAACACCTCAGGTCCAACAACTACATTTAATGATTCGGGTGACGGAGCTGTGGGAAATATATCAGGAGATGTTGGTCGAGGACCGGGTAACTGTAATGGAGATAACTGTAGAATAAATGGTAATGATGGAGCAGATTCTTATGACGGAAGTATTTTAGGTGGAGCTGGAGGTTCTTCTGTAGGTGCAGGTACTGCAGGTACTGCTGGAACAAGAGGATCTGGCGGTGGAGGTGGAGCTGCACAAGTAAATAGTGGATCTACCCAAGGTGCTGCAGGTGGTGATGGTGAAATTAAATATAGATTTTTACAAGTAATCTAGTATACTAATTAAAAAGAAAGAATTATGAGCAACATTACTAAATGGTTTGGTTATCCAATATTTATAACTAAATTAAAAAATTTTGAAAATATTAATAAAAAAATAGTACCTATAATATTAAAAGATATTACTCCAACTAATTCTCAGTATTCAACAACTACAGATGTAAAACCGAAAGAATTACAATCAATTGATGACAATTTACACAAAGATAAAAGATTTAATGAATTATACATTGAATTATCTAAAATAATTAAAGATTGTTTATTAGCACAAAAATATAATTTAGATTTATTTGAAATATACATTACCAAGTCCTGGGCAACTTTATCCACTAAAGAACAATTTATTTCTTATCATAGACATATGAGTAGTCATTTTAGTTTTGTCTATTATCCACAAGCTCATGAACAAGGTAATTTATTTTTGCTTGATGATGATGCCCATAAGGTAGGATTAAATATACCTAAAAGAGATCCATACTTTACAGAGTGGAATAATACTAATTACGGTAAGGCTGAATATCCTGCAGAAACAGGTAATATAATTATATTTCCATCTATGATATTTCATGAAACGGGTAAAAATACAAAAGAAAAACCGCGTATATCTATATCGGGAGATATTATGATTACTATGAAAGAAGGTGTTAAATCTGAGCATAATTTACCTTCACCAAATAGTTGGTTTAAAATATAAAATTTACTGTATATTTAGAACACTATATATTATATAGTATTTATTAAAATACTTTTAACTATGTTACAAAAATTAAATTTTAAACCAGGTTTTAATAAACAAATTACAGATTCAGGCGCTGAGTCTCAATGGGTTGATGGTGACTTTGTTAGATTTAGATATGGGTTACCAGAAAAAATAGGTGGTTGGAAACAACTTACAAACTCTAATACCACATTACCTGGAGTAGCACGTGCTCAACACGCGTTTACTAGTCTTACAGGTGAAAGATATGTTGCTATTGGTACTTCTCAAGGTTTGTTTTTATACTATGAGGGTGAGTTTTTTGACATTACTCCAATAGATAATGATGTAATTACTGGAGCTGATTTTGATGCAACTAGTGGATCTGCTACTGTTACAGTTAACAAAACTAGTCATGGTTTACAAAATGGAAGATATATAACTTTTTCTTCAGTTACTGTTCCAACAGGTTCTGGTTATGCAACAACTGATTTTACTAATAATTCTTTTGAAGTATTAAATAAAACAAATGATACATTTGAAATTACAATGCCATCTAATTCAGCTGGTACTACATCAGGGACAGGCGCTGCACAAATTGATCCATATGTAATTATAGGTCCAACTTTTCAAACTGTGGGCCTTGGTTGGGGTACAGCTGGTTGGGATGGTGCTTCTGGTCTTACAACAACACTTAACGGCGCATTGTTAGATGATACAAATGGTACTGGAGGAAGTGGTACAAGTATAACTTTAACTTCAACAGATAATTTTCCAACAACAGGAGCTATTAAAGTAGGAGCAGAATTTATTTCTTATACCGGAATATCTGGAAATGATTTAACAGGAATAACAAGAGCAGCTGCAGGAACAAGGTCTGCTCATTCTAATGGAGCTTCTGTTGAATACTATATAGGATGGGGGGAGTCTGCAATATCATCTACTATAACATTGGATCCAGGTTTATGGTCATTAGATAATTTTGGTCAAATATTAATTGCAACTATTCACAACGGAGAAACATTTACATGGAATGCTGGCACTGCGTCAGCTAGAAACGTTAGAGCAACTATCATGGCAAACGCTCCAACTAGAACAAGATTAACTCAAGTATCTGATAGAGATAGACACGTATTCCATTTTGGAACAGAAACAACAATAGGTGATTCAACAACTCAAGATCCAATGTTTATTAGATTTAGTGATCAAGAAAATTTTAATGTATATCAACCAACTGCAATTAATACTGCAGGTACATTTAGATTAGATAAAGGTAATGAGATTATTGGAGCAGTATCTGGTAAAGATTATACATTAGTATTAACAGATACCTCTGCTTATGTAATTCAATATGTTGGGCCACCTTTTACATTTAGTATTAGACAAGTCGGTACAAACTGTGGATTGATTGGTCAAAACGCATTAAGTTATTCTGATGGTAAAGTGTTTTGGATGTCAGGTGAAGGAGGATTTTTTGTATTTGATGGTACAGTTAAAGCTATATCATGTTTAGTGGAAGACTTTGTGTTTACAACAAGTGGAGACAACTTAGGAATTAACTACAACTCTAGTATGTTAATATATGCAGAACACAATAGTTTATATAATGAAATTAGTTGGTTTTACCCAACGTCCGACTCACAACAAATTAATAGATGTGTAGTATATAACTACGCAGAAAATCTTTGGACTACATCTTCATTAGCAAGAACAACTTATATCGATACAGGAGTATATGATTTACCATATGCAACTGAATATAGTAAAACTGCTTTACCTACTTTTTCAATACAAGGAGTTACAGCAACTTATGGAGCAACAACTTATTACGAACATGAGACCGGAACCGATCAAGTCAACAGTTCTGGTACAACATCAATTGATGCCTTTATACAATCAGGAGATTTTGATATTGTTAACTCCAATAATATGGCTAACTTACAAGGAGATGGTCAATTTATAATGTCTATAAAAAGATTTGTACCAGATTTTAAAGTATTAGACGGCAATTCAAAAATTACATTATTACTAAATAATTATCCAACAGATACAGCATCTAGCTCACCTCTTGGACCCTTTACAATAACATCTTCTACTGATAAAGTAGATACTAGAGCTAGAGGAAGACTACTTGCAATTAAAATAGAAAATGATGCTATAGGGGAGACTTGGCGTTATGGAACATTACGAGTAGATATAAAACCAGATGGAAGAAGATAATGGCTAAGATAGCAGCATACATACCTGAACCAAAAGAAGAATACGAAGTATCAAACCAAAGACAAATTATAGAAGCACTAGACACTGTAAAGAATCAACTTAATTTTTCATTTCAAAATGACTTGAAAGAAGAACAAGATACATATAATTATTTTTTATCATGACCATACAATATAAAAGTGAAGTATTTGATTTAACAGATACTAATTTAACAACAGTATTAACAGTAGCTACTTCTGCAGTAGCAATTGTAAAAACTGTACAAGCTAGTCATCAAGATTCATCAAACGTAGACGCTGATCTATATTTAAAAAAATCTGGTGGCAGTGATACAGAAATAGGACATGCACAACTTAATAAAAGTATGGTAAATATGATTGTAAATACCTTGAATTTAGAAGCAGGAGATGTTATAAAGATGCAAGCAAGTTCAGCGAATGAAATAACAGGCGTTGTGAGTTATGCTTTAATAGATAGATCGCAAGAGAATGGATAATTTACCAAAAATTAATTGTACAACTACAATAACATATAGAAATACAAAAACAGGGGAAGTTTTTAAAAATAAGAAAGAAGGGAAAGATATTGTTCAAGATGTAACCATTGAGGTTTCTCCAAAAGGTTTAGAAATTTTACAGAAAGTTATGAAAAAAGATAATGAACCAAACAGCTAAAGGTGGAACAGAGTTACAATTTGACTATCTAACCAAATATGTAAAACAAGATTTGTTGGATCAAGTTCAAATTTGTACATCTATACCTGAAAAAATAACTATAGATCCTAACAAAGTAAATATTCTTTGGCAAAAAAATTCTTATGATCAACCAAATCTTGTTCCATGGTTTAAAGATAAATCAAATCATCACAAGTATGATTGGTATGTATTTAACAGTCATTGGAATTGTGAAAAGTTTAGAATGTTTTTTGATTTACCTACAGAAAAATGTTTAGTTGTTAAAAATGGTATTGATAATATAGAACCTATTTTAACACAATACACTACCGGAGAAAAAATAAAAATAATACATCACAACACACCTTGGAGAGGTTTAAGTGTTTTATTAGGTGCTATGCAATTAGTTACCAATCCTTTAGTTAGTCTAGATGTTTATTCCTCTACTCAAATATATGGCAAAGATTTTTATGATCAACATGATAAGTATTATAAAACACTTTACGAACAAGCAGACTTTTTACCAAACGTAAATTATATAGGTTATAAATCAAACGATTTTATAAAAAAACAATTAAAGAATTATCGTATGTATGTGTATCCTAGCATATGGGAAGAAACTTCTTGTATATCTTTAATAGAATCTATGGCTGCAGGTTTATATTGTATTGTTACTAACTTTGGTGCAATATATGAAACTGGTGCAGAATTTCCAGTATATGTTCCTTATAATAAAAATTATAAACAATTAGCTGTTAAATTTGCAAAAGCAATAGATACTGCTGCAGCGACTTTACATCATAAAAATATACAAGAACATTTAAAACTACAAATAAACTATACAAACAAATCATACAATTGGAAAAAACAAGGCATTGCGTGGTCTTTGTTTTTAGAAGGAGCAATTAATGCAAAAAAACAATGAACCGATATGGTTTAATGAAGACACTTACCAAACAATAAAAGAATCAAAAGTACAAGAGATACATTTAGGTAATAAAAAACCAAAGTATAAAATAATGGTATGTACTCCTTGTCATTCAGAAGTATCGATGCATTACACTCAAGCTGTACTAATGTTTCAACAACAATGTATGAAAAATGATATACTAGTTAGTTTTACATTATTAAAGTCATCATTAGTTACACAAGGAAGAAACCTTTGTGTAGCAGAATTTTTAAATCATGATCATGATTATGAATATTTATTGTTTATAGATTCAGACATAGACTTTGAATATAATACGATTATGAAAATGATTGAGGCAGATAAAGATATAATCTCTTGTCCTTATCCTATGAAAACAATTGACACCAATAAGATGTGGAGAAGAGCTACAGAAAAATATGAAACAATTAAAAATAAAGAAGACTTTCTTAGATCTTCTTATATGTTTCCATTAAAGTTAAAGGACAAAAAAAATATAGTAGTAGATAAAGGAATACTAGAAGTGTCTCATGCTCCTACAGGGTGTATGTTAATAAAAAGACATGTACTAGAAAAACTTATAGATAATCATCCTGAATTAGAGATATATCAACCCACAATTATTAATGGTAAAGAGTCTAAAAAAGAAAAGTTTTTTAATCTTTTTGATACTTTACATGAACCAGATACTAAAAGGTATTTTGGAGAAGATTTTGGCTTTTGTCAACGATGGACGGATATGGGAGGTAAGGTATATGTGTATATCATGGACTATATTACTCACGTTGGAGAGCACCAATATTGTGGTAGATTTTTTGATGAATTAGAGTATCTTAAACATATTGACGATAGTGAAAAAATCAAATAAAGTATAACATTTACAGGTTTGTATACCTGCCTTAACATAAAATTTTAATAAGAATATGGCGATATCAAGATCACAAATGTATAGACAATTACAAAGCCAAGGTGGAATCATGAATTTAGAAACCAGGCAAAAATATTTATTTGGCGGTATAGCTAAAAAAGTTAAAAAAGCTGTTAAAGGTGTTACTGGTGGTATTAAAGATATATTGTCTTCTGATTTAGGTAAGGCAGCATTATTAGCTGCTGGTGGATATTATCTAGGTGGAGGAGCACTTGGTCCTTTTCAAAGAGCAGGTATGTCTGGTTTTAAGTTAGGTAATTTACCCGGCGCTAGTTTATTTTCTAAAACTCCTGGTGGTCCACAATATTCATTAAAAGGTTTAGCTGAAGGAATTACTAAGAGTGGAGGAATAAGTGATATTTTAAAAACAGGTGGAAAAATATTAGGTGGATCGGCTTTACTAACTTCTTTATTTGGAAGTCCATTAGAAGCACAAAAAGCTTATCAAAGAGATCCAGCTGTTGTTAAGCAATACATAAAACAATACTATCAAAATATAAATAAAGAGGCTAGTGAAGAAGAAGCAGAAGAATTTGCAAGTTCACAATTAGGTGAATATGCAGCTAAACAAGATTTAGCTACAGGAGGTAGAGTTGGTTTTGAAGAAGGTGGAACAGATAATAATTTAGAAGATCTTCCAAGAGGATTACAAATTGATACAACAACATATAACCCTATTCCTGAAGATGCTGATAGACAAGCAGCAACTGAAATAGCAAGAACAATGATGGCAGTAAGAAGTTTACCTAGAGAAGATGGTGAACTAGAAGATACAGAAACAATGAGCACTAAAGATTTTATGATTAATGAATATTTTAAACCAAAAAGAAAAGAATTAATGGAAAATTATGGTTTATCTTTAGAAGAAGCGAACAATTTAATAAAAGAAGCAGTGGCTGAAATTAGAACTAAAAAAGCAGATGGTGGCATGCCTATGGGTATAATGAGAACTAATCAAGCAGGTATAATGGAACGAGATTATAGAGAAGAAGGTGGTTTTGTTCCTGTAGGAATTAAAGAAAAAGCAGATGATGTTCCTGCAATGTTGTCTAAAAATGAGTTTGTTATGACTGCAGATGCAGTAAGGGGAGCCGGTAATGGAAACATTGAAACTGGTGCACAAAAGATGTATAGACTAATGAAGACTTTAGAAAATGGAGGAAAAGTTTAATGGCTGAAGTACAAGAAATAAGACAACTACCTGCAGAATTTATTGAAGGATTAGGTAAAACTTTTGCTGATTTATTAACAAAAGCTTACGGTGGAACAGATCAATTTGCTGGAAAAGGATTAGTAGATATTGACCCATCTAAATTTTATGGAGAGAAGTTTGTAGCTGGTCCAGGAGCTTTAACTCAAAAAGCCGAAGAATTAGCTTTACAAGGAATTGGTTCTTATGAGCCATTTTTAAAAGCAGCTGCAGGATTATCAGACCCTAATGCGTATAAAGCATATATGTCTCCTTATCAAAAAGATGTTATTGATACAACTTTAGCAGAATATGATATTCAAGCGCAAAGAGGTGTACCAGGTTTAGCAGCATCAGCAATCAGTGCAGGAGCTTTTGGTGGAGGACGTGAAGGTGTGCAAAGAGCAGTTTATGGAGGAGAATCTGATAGAAACAGAGCTGCGCTACAAGCAAATTTATTACAACAAGGTTTTGGTCAAGCGCAACAATTGGCAAGTCAAGCTTTTGGTCAACAAATGAATTTAGCAAGAACTACTCCTGCATTAGCAGGTCAACAGATAAGTGCTTTAAGCGCATTAGGAGCTGGTCAACAAGCTCAACAACAAGCTATTTTTGATGCACAAAAACAACTTGCATATCAAACTGCGTATCAACCTTTTCAAAACGTTCAACAACTTGGACAAGGTGTTATGGGTTTAATTTCAGGCTATCCCGCTCAAACAAAACAAATGATACAACCATCACCATCAGGATTATCGACAGGGCTAGGAGTTGCATCAACACTCGCTGGTATATATAATTTAATTAAATAGGTAGTAATGAGTAAAATTTTAAAAAGACCCATGTTTAGAAAAGGTGGTAAGGTTGAAGAAGGTGTAATGTCTTTAGCTGCACCTAGAAATAATTACGAAACAGGTGGCGCTGTTGATTTTGAAAAATTACTTGAAGATGATCCGTATTTACAAGAAACGTACGAACTTGCAAAAGCAGGTTATGGTAGAGATGTAGCAAGAGAAAGAAAAGATGTACTTGCTAATTTATTAATTAGAGGTGGCTTAGGTTTAGTATCTGGTGAAGGTGCAGGTAAAGGAACACTAGGTTCTATTGCAACTGCATTTAAAAAACCAACTGAACAAGCATTAACAGAAATGAAGGGATTAAGACAAGACCCTGCAAAAATGTTAACTGCTAAAACAGCTATTGCACAAAAAGGTGCAGAACGATTACAAATGTTAAAAAATAAAGAAGATCTAGCTAAGGCTGTTGAAGAAGCAAAAGTAATTTTAGGACCTGATGCATCACAAGAACAAATAAATAAATTAGCGGGAGATATACAAAAAGAAAAAAGTTTTGGAGTTGGTCAAAGATTTAAAAAAGCTCAAGAAATGGATAGGATAGAAGTTATTCAAAAACAAGAAGATTTATCTTTTCCCGAAGCTGCGGCAGTTTATGAATTTCAACAAAATTCTAAAAAAGTTAAAGAGGCAACTGGTTTAGATATTGGAGCAAGAGGTGGTGTTATCATTGGCTTCATTAAAAACGGAAAACTAGATTATGGTGCAGCTGCTAAATCTTTACCAGATGGAATATATTTAGATCCCACTAATAAAACTTATGTAAAAATTCAAAGCGGTAGACCTTCAATTATACCTGATCCATTTACATCTACCACTATTGAAGATACTTCAATTAAAGTAGAACCTGGAGAAGAAATTATTGAAGAAAAAAGATTAACACAAAACGCAAGAGGAATGGGTAACAGACCTAGTTCTTTTGAAGAGGAAACTCAAATTATAGCACAAAGACCAGAGTCTCAAAGATTTAGATAGGAGGATGTATGTCAACAAAATTTGACGAATTTGAACCTCTAACACTAGCAGAAGAAGAATTAGGAAGTGAAACAAATGCAATAGTTGCAGCTTTGGCTGGAATTGCATCAGGTGTTTTAAAAGTACCTGAAGGTGTTGTATCTTTAGGAGCTGAACTTATGGATTTAGGTTTAGATACAAACACGGCGGCAGATGTAGAAAAATTTTTTGATAAAATAAATCCATTTGAAGAAGTTGCAGAAGATAGAGCTATTGGTAAAATAACTGAAGCATTAACTTCAGTTGCTATCCCTGGAACAATTGGTTTTAAAGCAGCAACTAAATTAGCTGATAAAGCATTAAAAGCAAAAAAAGCAGGTAACTATGCAAACCTTGCTAGTTCCAATCTTTCTAAAGCAGTTAATACTGCAGTGGGTTTAAATAAAAGATCAAACGCTAAAAGATTTGCAGCGGGTGTGTTAGGGGGAGCTGCTGGAGAAGCTTTTGTTGCTGATGTTGAAGACATTGGAAGTTTAGGAGATACTTTTGAAGCAGGGCCTACTCAACTTGAAGAAGTAACAGATGAAGGTGGTAAAGAAGACGCTGCTAGAAAATTATTAAATAGAGCTAAGTTTGGAGCTGAATCTATATTAATAACTCCAATTGTGTATGGAGCTGCAAAAGGAATTAAGGCTGCAGCGACAAGAGGTAAGCGAATAGAGTTTAGTAACTCAAAACTAGATCAATTTTTTAATAAAACTTATTCTGCATTAAGAGCAAGAGGTGCTAAACCACAAGAAATTTTTGAAGCCAAAATGGCTGAAAAAGGCGCAACTATGGCTGATACTAATCAAGCAATGGAATTAGTTAAAGGTATAGACAAAGAGGTAGACAAAATGTTTCCTGTTTTAAAGTCTTCTTTTAGTAAATCTACGGGAATAGAAAAACAAAAAATTTTAAAAGAAATTAATGAAGCAATGTTTTCTGGTAAATTAGATGAACCTATCAATGCTCCAGCTAGAGAATCTTTAGAAGAAATATTAAAAGCAAAAGGTCTTGATCAAGAGGGTGTTAATAACTTGTTTGATATAATAGATATTAGTAGAAATAAATTTACATCATTAATAGACGCAAGTTCAAATGCACCTAAAGACGTTGCTCAATTAAAAAGTTTATTAGGTGAAAGAACAAAAGAATATTTAGGTAACACATATCAAATATTTGAAGACAAATCTTCTATACCTTTTTTAAGTTATAAACCAACAGATGATGCAACTAAAAACGTAAAACAATTATTTAAAAGATATCATAGATTTGCAAATAGAAAAAATCCTAATTTTGATCCCATTAAAAATGGATTAACAGATATGGAAGCAGACACGTTAGTTAATAATATATATAAAAATGCAACAGAAGCTAAATCACCTAAACAATTATCTTTTACTAAATATATAAATTTAACACCTGGAGCCGATGATGTTGTTACTAAAAAATATTTTAAACAAATTGTAACAAGAGATATAAATGGTCAGAAAGTAGATCAAGTTATTGGAGAAGGAAGTAAAATATTTAGAGACTATTTTGGAAAGATGGAAGATCCAAGATATTCTATATACAATGGCATGGCAAGATTATCGAGTGTTGCACGAAGAAACGAATTACTAGAGTCTTTGGCAAAAAATGATGATAAAATAAAGTTTGATGTATCATCTGGTGCAAAAGCAGGAGGAGCTGGAGAAGAAGGTTTCTTTTTTACTTTAGATGATGTAAAAAATTTAAAAGCTCAAAGAGCATTACCCAATCAAGAAATAGTAGAATTAGATAAATATCTAGCACCTTTTTTTAAAGATGATTTTGCAGTGAATCCATTACAGGGTTTATACACATCTAAAGCAATTGCAGAAGGTCTTGGAGATAGCTCAAGAGCATTTAAAGGTTTATTTGAACCAAGGGAAGGGGCAACTGGTATCGAGGAGCTAGGGACTTGGATGTATAGAAATTTAATATTAGCTCCAAAAGGAGCAGCTCAAGTTGCTAAAACAATTCTATCACCGGTCACACACTTTAGAAATTTATTTTCTGCGACAGGTTTTTCTGCAGCAAATGGTATTATGTTTGAAAATCCAATTACTGTTGGAAAAGCTTTTAAAGAAGCTTTTGGTAATTTACAGGTTGGAAAAACTACTGCAGAACAAAATGAACAATATAGAAAACTATTAAAACTAGGTGTAGTAAATTCACAAGTGCAATTAGGAGATATAAAAAATCTTTTAAAAGATGTTCGATTTGGTGAAAATTTAAATTTAGATAAACCTTTAGAATCAATGGGTAAAAAACTTTTTGGTGGCACAATAAGAGGTGCAAAAAAAGGAATGAAGTTTGCAGAAGATTTATATACCGCGGAAGACGATTTATTTAAGATAGCAAACTTTGCAGTTGAAAGATCAAGATTAAAAAATGCGTTTACAAAAGCAGGTAGAGAATTTACAGATGATTTATTAGACAACGAAGCGGCTGATATTGTAAGAAACACTGTGCCTAATTATGCGTATGTGTCTGATACAGTTAGAGCTCTAAGACGTTTACCTCTTGGTACATTTATGTCATTTCCATCAGAAATATTAAGAACTACAACTAATATTGCACATAGAGCTATCAAAGAAATAAATGATCCTGCTTTAAGATCGATTGGATATAAAAGATTATTGGGACTTACCACAGTGTTAGGAGTTGCTCCGTATGGTCTTACTAAAGGATTTCAAGCCTTGTATGATGTATCAAATGAAGAAATAGATGCAATGCGTAGATATTTGCCTGAATGGTCAAAAAATTCTACAATACTACCTGTTAGAGATGAAGAAACAGGAGATTTAAAATATGTAGACTTTAGTCATGGTAATGCTTACGACACAGCTATTAGACCTATTAATACTGTTTTAAATAATGTTCAACAAGGTATTACAGATGAAAAAACATTGATGCCTGGATTGTTAAGAGGAATGTATGAAGCTGCTGGTGAACTTGCTTCTCCATTTATATCAGAAGCAATATATACACAAGCGTTAGTAGATTTAACATTAAGAGGAGGTCGAACTCGAGAAGGTCAGCAAATTTGGACTGAAACACAACTAGAAACTGAACCTGGACAGGTTGTTCAAAACTCAATAGAACACTTAGCAGAAGCAATGTTACCTTTCTCTTATCCAACCCTAAATAGAATTTATCAAGCTGCTGCAGATAAACCATCTAAACGTGGTGAATTTTTTGAATTACCTGATGAATTAACAGGTTTCGCTGGTTTCCGTGTAGTAAAATTAGATCCCGTTAAATCACTTGGTTTTAAATTAGCAGATTATCAAAGAGGATTAAGGGAATCGCGTAGATTATTTACAGGTGGTGATGAAGGTCTTTTAAAAGGAGGACCTAAAACTCCTCAAGATGTTTTACAAAGATTTATTGCAGCTAACAAAGCTAGATTTAATGTTCAAAAAGAAATGAGAAAAGATTTATTAGCAGCTAATATTTTAGGTGCACCTTCTAGAAATATTAGAAAAGAATTTAATGAAAGACAACTTTCAAATGATTTTAGAAGATTAACTAGAGCTAAGTTTTCTCCGTTTGTTCCATCGGATAATATAAGAAAAGAGTTTAGGCAAATAGAACAAAATATAGGTATTGTTAATCCTTATGAACAAGCAAGACCTGCAATTAGAGCTGTGTTAAATAATTTAAAAGGTTTAAATTTAGATATGAATTTTAATGATGTGGTTGATCCAATAGATTTCATGGAAATGTTACCTACAGAAGAACCATTAGCACAAACACCATTACCTCCAACACCTATGCCTAATTTAGGAATTATTAATCAAGAAACACAATTAGCCACAGCTCAAGGATTGACACCAACAGAAATGGCGTTATTATCACCAGAAGAACAACAAATACGTCTTAGACAAAGAGGTTTAATGTAATGCCAGGAATAACATCAATTAGAAAATACTTTCAAGGCGGTGGCGCTGACTTAGGTGCAGGTGCTACTGGAATGGGAAGTGGGAGTGTAGCTCCAGGGCCAGGTGATACTGGAGGTGCCGGTGGTTTTGATAGAAATACAGATCAATTTAATAATGGTGGAGCAAATACAGCAAGTGGTTTGGAAAACAATAGATTAAAAAATATACAAACTATGGATAGGTTTACAAAATTTAGACCTGAAGTTAATATTCCAAATTTTGGTCTTACAGGTATTTTAGGAAATCTTTTAAAGGGAGGCATACAAAATTTTTCAGATTTTACTACAGGTAGAAACAGAGATTTTTTTCGAGATGTAATAGGTGCGGGTAAAATAGAAGGTTTAAATTATGGAACCGTTTCTGACATGTCTGATCAACAATTAGAAGAAGCTTATCAAAACTATATGTCAGGGAGATTATCAGGTGAAACAGATGCTTATGGTAATCCTTTAAATCAAGGAAACGACAATCCATTACAAAACATTATTCAAGCTCAAGAAGCAGGAGAAAATCCACAAGGTGGAGTAGCTCAATATTATAACCAATACTTACAACAGTTGGGAATGTTGTAATGCCTAAAAAAGATTTAGCTTTAGAGAAAATAGAATCTCACGAAAAGCTTTGTCGTATCATGCAAAAACAAACTCATCAAAAAATTTCAGGAATAGAAAACGATATTAAAGAAATTAAAAATCATATGCGTTATGCAATGACTGCTTTAGTAGCGGGTATGTTTACTATTATCATTATACTATTTGAAAAACTTTAAATCCACTCTTTAAGTTCTTCACCCATTATTTGAGTTGCAATATTAACTTTATCTCTTAAAGCTTTTACAATTTTTTCATCAATAGTTTCTTCAGCAATTATATCTATATAAGTCATAGGTCTTTCTTGGCCAATACGATCTATTCTTGCCTCTGATTGTTGTCTTTTTTCAAGATCATAACCATTAGAATAATAAATCATTGTACTAGCACCAGTTAGTGTAATACCATATCCGCCAGTTTGTGGAGTCCCTAGGATAAATCTTACTTTACTATCAGGGTTTTGTATTTCTTTAATTGCTTTTTGTCTATCTTCAGTAGTAGTGTCACCATAATAAGTAACTGTTTCACCTGGATATTTTTTTTCTAAAGCTTGATATATACTTTCAATATCATGTCTATAGTGGGCCCATATAACAGCCTTACCTTCAACTTCTTCAAGTATATTCATCAGTTCAGTTAATCTATTACTTTTTACTTCTTGAACAGAGTCATCATCTGCTTTGAAATGACCACATGTAATTTGATGAAGTCTCATCATTTGAGTAATTACAGTTGCAGTAGTTGTCATCTTACCATTTAACATAGCTAAAGCCTGTTCTTTCATTTGTTTATATAGTTTCTTTTGTTCATCAGTTAACTGTATAACTCTTTTCATAAAAGTTTTTTTAGGAAGATCTAAACAATCATCTTTTAAAACTCTGTAAGAAAAAGGTTTTATTTTTTCAGATAGTTCACCTAAATTTCTATAACCAACTACTATTTCGACTTGTCTACCTGATACATT